ACACCAGTCTGGTTGAAAACCCATGCCTGTTAAGTTTCTATTATCAGTAGCATTACCAGTATATATGTAAGGATTAAACAATTTCTGTGGAAAATTATCATCCGTTTCAGCAGGGTCTACGTCTTCTGATACTGGGAGGTTGCCAGTACATATAGCTAAATGTCCTGTAGGTGGAGCATAGAAAAAATCTCCATGGCCATTTGCATCTGCATTTCCACCTGCTGTTTTAGCTCCAGCAAATGAAGAATCTTGTCCAAAATTTACTGTTGAGTCATAAGAAGAAACACCTCCACCTCCTGCACCTACAAAAGGAACCCAATGTGCATCTGCAATAGAGCCATTAACAGCTACACCCTGACTAGCATTGTTTATATAAATAGTTAAAGAACCACTACCGGGATTAGATAAATCTAAAGCCATACCTATTATATTAGTATTTGCAGGCCCAGCACCATAGGATGTGTTAGAATCATTAAAACGTATTCCTTGACCACCATAACTTCCAAAATTATAACTATTACCCTGTGGCCCTCCTGCATAAGGCCCATACGTTCCTGATATTTCTCCTAAATTTCCAGTTGCTGCAATTCCATTTGTCCAACCTCTGTCAGTAGTTGCAGCACCACCTCCACTAAGATACACTTCCCAATACCACTTTCCACTACGAACACCCATAGTAGCAAGTTGACCACCTTCATAATTACTAGGATTTGTAGTGCTGCCATCTAAAAAAAGATTACCTTCTAAAGCAGTTACAGAACTTTGAGTAGTAGTTGATAAAGGGTTCATAGTACAAAAGTTACCAGAACTAGAACTTCCAAACGTTGGAGAGTCTAAACTCTTATCGTGTGTTGCTAATGATACATTTGTCCAATCATTATTGTTACCAGATACATCATTGCCAGGATCACTTGCTGAAGCAAAATCTAAATGGTATCCTTGAGAACCAAATGTTAATCCTGATGGATCTTTTGGAATCCATACTCCATTTTTAGTTTCACCAAAATCAGATGGATTATATGCAGTTCCATCTGTAAAAACTACTTCTGCCAGATAACCTTTAAATCTTGAAGCAGTTTCATAACCTGCATATACACCCATAGTATGCTCTACATTATTATTTATAGCTACATTTCCTGATACTGATTCATTTGTAATTAAAACACCATTAACATATTGATAAGAAACACCTCCTGTTAATTTCCATACTATATGCATCCATGCTGAAGGATCACGATATAATCCAGGGCTAACATTATAATTAGCTTCATTTGATGAAGAACGTAATTTTTGTTCATTGAAATACATTCTAAACCTAGTGTCTTGATTACCAGATGAACCTGCATTTAATATAGCCATATCACCTTGACTATTTGTAATAGTACCTGATTGTTTCATCCAGCAACTAAAAGTCCATATCTGTCTATTACCTGCACTACCAGGAGTACGTTTTAAATATCCAGAATCCCATCTAAAACTTTGATCTATTTGATGGTCATAAAAAGCTGCTCCACCACTAGATGCTGCTGCTGCTGCAGCTCCCATTAAATTATTTTGAAATATACCCATTATGCGTATGCCTGTGAAATGATCATTTGAATATCTCCACCCACTCCATCACTTGAAGCAGAAACTATTATGTAATCTAATCTGTCTACAGCACCATCTGCTGTTGACAAGGTTGGATCTGTACCACCTATAAACTTGAAGTCTGCGTTATAAGCCATTGTACCACTTCCACCACTCTGTGTCAAGAGAATACTTCCTGTCTGTCCTGATACACAATTAATTGGTTTAGCTAATGTATGTGCTGCAGTAACTGTTGTTGTAAAATTCTGTGCTGTAGCAAAGTTTAAAGAAACAGAGGTCACTCCATTAATGGCTGTAGCACAAACAGCAGCTGCTGCCCCTCCTAGGACCTTTAAAGTACCTTCTAGACTTGTAGCACCTGATACTCTCATGCTTCCAAGTACACCTGTTGCACCTGTTATTGTAGTTGCACCTGTAACTTTAAGTGTACCTACTAATTGAGAGTTACCTGATACACATACATCTCCATTTAATTCAGCCTTACCACCAACTACTAAAGCACCTTCTAAAGATGTAGGACCTGAAACTCTAACAGTACCTAAGAAACCTGTATTACCTGTAACAGTTGTAGCACCTGTAACTTTTAATGTACCTATTAATTGAGTATTACCTGATACACATACATCATCATTAAATTCTACTTTATCACCAAATGTTTTATTAGTAAATGTTTGTGTTGCTGCAATACCTGCTATAGTATCTGTTACTGCAGGTAGTGTTAAAGTTATATTTCCTGAGAATGCAGAGTGAGCTGGTGCTTGAAGAGCAGCATAGTGAGCATTATTAGATTCACAGTATAGTCTAACTTCTGATTGTGATCCACCATTCTTAATAGCAATTAAACCACTAGATACCATAACATTTCCTGTTATAGTAACTGTTCCTCCAAGAGATGTATTACCTGCAACAGCTAATGTACTAGCTAATGATGTAGCACCACTAACTCTAACAGTACCTAAGAAACCTGTATTACCTGTTATAGTTGTTGTACCTAATACTTTAAGTGTACTTCCTAAACTTGTAGCACCTGATACTCTTAATGTTCCTAAGAAACCTGAATTGCCTGTTATATTTGTAGAACCTAATACGTTAAGTATACTTCCTAAACTTACAGCACCTTTAATTACTGCTGCTCCTTCTATTGAAGCTGTGCTATTAAATTTAGCAGCTCCATTAACACTTAATGTACTTTGTAAATGTGTGGCTCCTACTATTGTTGTTGTACCACCTACAAATAAAGTACCACCTATTGTTGCATTATTAACAGATATATTTCCTGTTATAACTGCAGGTACATTTGTAAGATTAGCACCATCTCCAAAGAAAGCTGAAGCACATACTTTTTCAGCAAAGGTTGCATTACCTGTTACTGATAAAGTACTTTGTAAATGTGTAGCTCCTACAACTGTAAGAGTGCTTTTAAGGAATGCTGCTCCTTCAATAGATGTAGCTCCAGATACTCTAACAGTACCTAAGAAACCTGTATTACCTGTTATAGTAGTAGTACCACCTACTTTTAAAGTAGAATTAATAGAAACTGTACTTTGTAAATGTGAAGCTCCTACAACTTGAAGTGTACTAGCTAAACTTACAGCACCTGATACTCTTAATGTTCCACCTACTATAGCATTTGCTACAGATATATTACCTGAAATTGGAATGCCTGTAATATTAGTACCATCACCATAGAAAGCTGAAGCACAAACTCTTTCTGAAAAGGTTGCTATTCCAGCAACTTTAAGTGTACTTCCCATACTTACAGCAGATTTTAGAATAACAGAACCAGTAGCTGTAACTGTACTTTTTAATACTACTGCTCCTTCTAATGAAGTAGCTCCTACTATTCTTGCTGTTCCTCCTATAAAAGCATTTCCACTAACACATACATCATCATCAAAATCAACCTTATCACCAAATGTTTTATTTGTTAATGTGTCAGTAGTAGATGTACCTACTAATGTTGCAGTACTTACTGGTAATGTTATTGTTATATTACCATTAAAAGAAGAATGTGGAGGAGCTTGTAATTTAGCATAATGAGCGTTGTTTGATTCACAATAAAATCTTACATTAGATTGTGTACCACCATTTTTAATTTGTATCTCTCCACCAGATACCATTATGTTACCACCAACAGTAACATTACCACCTATAGTAGCATTGTTTGTAACTATTAAACTAGATACTGAAACATCACCAGTAAATGTTATACCTGTTAAGTTAGCTCCACTTCCATAATATGCAGAAGCACAAACTTTATTAGCAACTTGTAGATCACCTCCAACAGATGCATTACCATCTACACCAAAAGTTCCTGTAGCTTTAACTGCAGCAGTAGATATTTGTAGTGCAGCATTAGTACCATCACCTGATTGAAGTTGTTGTAAATCATTTGTTAAACCAGTATTAGCACTTACAGCTACTTTAATTAATTGGTTGTAAGTCTGCGATATTTGTTTACCTGTTAGTGTACTCATTTAATGCTCCTATACATTAGCCCAGAACCTTACTGTGCTGTCATCCCAATCAAAACTTGCTTGTTGCCATTCTAAATTTCTACCTCCAGTATCAGGTCTTGGGTTTTTAATTACTGGGTTATCTCTTACGTCTGGTGCTCTATTTTGTGGATTGTTCTTTAAATCAAATGCACCATCAAAACATTCTTGACAGACTACTGTATCATAACTACTTAATTTCATTACTCTGTGTGGATATACAAAACTGCATTGATCACACATAGCCATTGCATTACGATTAGTTGCCATTAAATATAACCTAACCTAGGTCTAATAAACATACTTGCTCTTTCTCTATCTTCTTCCATAGCAAAGGCTAACTTCTCGTTATAGTTTTCTTTTAACATTTGTATTCTATCCATAGGAATACCTGGTCTTTTCATAGCTAAATAATAAGATAAACCACATGTTAAAGCTGGTAAAAATCTTTTAGGTACTTGTGCATTTTGTCCTGCAGATTTATTAACATCTTGTAATTGTTTAAAGCATTCTATATTTAAAATACCAGTATTAATATCTGGAGTAGGATATAAAAACAAAGCTATATTATTTACTCCTCTAGTAATTGTATATTGTGTAGGTCTACCTGTAGTTGTTTTATTAGGTAAGTTATGATATTCTTCTCTAGGTATTCTTTCTAAAGCTATATCAGTTGCTGATGAATTAACTGCATATGTTACAGCTAATGTATCTAAAATTTCGTCAGATAAAGAAGTCTCAACTGAAGTTGCAGTTACAGCAGTAGTTAATATAGACCATAGTAATACTCCTTTGTTCTGCCACTCATTTAACATTAAGTTAATAGAACGTCTAGCAGAAGCAGGTGTATGACCTAGTGTTTCTTCTCCACCAATCATCTCAGTAGCTTCTTGAATTACTTCGTCTATATCTAAATTAAAATTATATGTACCTGATGTTGCCATTATTTACTCCAATAAGTCTTAGCTTTTTGTTTAGCTTTGTTTGATAGTTTTCCATAATGAAATAATATACTAGCTTTTTTTGACATTGTTTTACCTGTCATAAGAGTTCCATTAGGATGTTTATGCATAGACTTACTTTTATAAAGAGTACCATTTTTAAGATAATGTTTTACATTCATTGCCATATCTTTAACCTTTAATTATAACAAGATGCTACAAGAAGTGAACCACCACTCTTAGCAGCAAATGTTTTTACGTTTGTTGGTCTACCTCCTACACCTTGAGCTTTAGATCTTTTTCTTTTTACTGCAGATGTTTTTTGAGAACTAGACATCTTATTTGCTTTAGCTATTGGTACACACTTTGGATATTTACGTTTAGAACTTTTAGTAGATTTTCTACCACAAGGTTGATACTTACCATCTTTTTTAGGTGCTCCTATATCTACCCATTTTTCATCTACCCATTTACGTAAGCCACCACCTTTAGCTTTCTTTACTGTTTTCTTTTTACCACCTGGTTTTACTTTACCACTACATACTGATGATGCATACATATTAGCATATGCTGATGGATATACATCAAACTTTCTTTTAGCTGCTGCTTTTCCTTTTGCACATAGTTTTGCCAATTAACATTTCCATCTTTTTCTAGCTTGTCTTAATCTTGAGTTAGGGTTCTTAGCTGCTTTAGGAAACTTCTTCATTTGTCCTGCAGATCTAGCACAATAACTTTTTCTTCTTTTAGCATCTTTACTTCCTGGTTTAGGTGATCCTGTTACAGCAGTCTTTAATTTACTACCAGGATTTTGTCTTCTATATTTAGCTACACCTGCTGCAGTAAGTCCAGCACCTTTTTTAGTAGGTCTCTTTTGCCCACCACCAATAGTCATACCTTTCATATTACTTTTTTTACGTACAGCCATTAGTCTTTATTTTTTTTCTTTTATTAAAAATCCTGCAGCACCTGATATACCACAACCAATCATGATAATACTTTGCCATAGATCACTTGGTATCATAATACCACACATAGCTAATACTGCTGCAATAGCAGAGTAAGATGAGGGTTCTTTAAATCTTGAGAGTAATCCTTTTAATTTAATACGCATTTTTAACTTTACCTCCATACATTCTTTGTACCATCATTTGACCTGAGTTATCTACTTTGTACATTTTACCACCCATGTTTTTTTTAATAACTTTACCACCCATGTTTTTTTTAATAGTTTTACCACCCATAGATCTTTTAGTCATTTTGTTTCCATACATCATTTTTTCTTCCTTTTTAAATTTTTTATAAACATCTGGCTCATTAATAGCTAGATAAGTTTTTTGTTTCTTAGATTTAAAAGGCACTACTTATAGCCTTTACCATAACCACGTAAGGCTTTGCCAACTCCTATAGCTCCACCATGTTTTCTTTTAATAACTCCTCTACCTATAAGAATATCTTTCTGTGTAATCTTACCATCACCTGAAAGATCTTTCATAGTTCCACCTTTTTTCTTTTTAATATTGCCACCATATTTTTTACCTGTAAGTGCTTGTACTTCTTTTAATTCTTGAGCACTTATTTTTCCACCTCTACCATATAATATTTCCATAACTTCTTCTGGAGTTACAGCATAGTCACCTGTATTAACAACTTCACCTTTATTATTAATTTTAATAGAACCTTGTTTTACAAGTCTACGTACTTGTGCTGCAGAAAGATCTTTTCTTTTAGGTGGTAGT